CTCGAAGAACTTTGACCCTTAATTAACAATTAGGATTCAGCCGCTTCGCTCCAGTCGCTTGACTGTCCACCTATAATAGCACCATGGCACCCATCACCTACGGGCACGACATGCCCCAGCCCAAGCGTGCGCCCAAACCACCCAAGAGCAAACCCAAGCAACCAAGCAAGGCAGCGACCAACACCGTGTCGTTCCTTGTCGCCTTCCTAGGTCTCTAGGGACAATCGGCGCAGTGTCCACTCCTGCCCCTGAACCGTCCGATCCTGTGCCTATAATAGGTGCATACCAAACAAAGGAGACAATGCGTTTCGAGATCCACTGCCCCGCCCTTGGCGAGACTGAGCACACCGACGACCTGGACCGTGCCTGGGACATCTGTTTCGACATGTATCAGGAAAGCGGTTCCTATGCCTGCGTCCGTTCTATGCTCGGTGACATCGTAGGAGACTACGGCGCACCCCTCGACTGGGAGGCATGATAGGATAGCACCATGCCAGACCCCTGCACCCTTGCCCTTCAATCCGACCGTTTTATGTGGGAAGAGATTCACGACATGCCAGGCGAGATCTACGACCTGGAGCAGTTCCGAGAGCAGACCCGCGAACTGATGGCACTGATCGACAAGTGCGCCGAAGCAGAGGCAGCACTCAATGTGACGGTCAGCGAACTGCACACTAACTAGCGACAGGGGGCACCGCCCCCCTTATACTAGGTACATACCAAACAAACCACAAAACCACATGCGTAAGATCGAAGCACTCATGAACGCCGCCATCAAGGCAAACAAGGACTGGAGACTGAAGAACACCGAGGTCCGCACCGAAGACGGCATCTCTGAGGTTCGCTTGCATGGCAACTTGATCGCCAAGATCGGTGACGACTTCGTGCAGGTCTTTGACGGCGGATGGCAGAGCGTCACCACCAAGAGCAGACTCAACGCCATCATCGATGAGTTCTGCTGCGCCTACACCGACGGCATCTTTCAGAAGGACTTCGCCTGGTATGTTCGCGACAACAAGGTGATTCATGACTTCGTGAACGGGTACGTCTTCAAGGAGTTCGCCTGAGCAACTGTCCACCGAGGGAGGCGATCCGTCTCCCCCTGTGCCTATAATAGCAACAACAGCAAACAACCCATGAAATTCGACAGCAACGGAATCTACGCCTCATCCCCTGAACTCACCAAGATCGCCTTGCAGGTGATGGAGCAGGAGAAGCGTGAGCGTGAACTGCGCCGCTCCATGTCTGACGAGGACCTCCGTGGACAGTGGGGCTACTGGAACATCAGCGATCGCCACTGATCGCCCCAGCGTCTATAATTAGTTCATACGCAACCAACCAATGACCACTCACTCCTTCGCTGTCCAACCTACCGCCTTCGGTGATTTCGATGAGCACGGTTGCGACTGGGCAATCAACCTGCGTCACGCCTACAAACTGTGCGCCATCTGGGGAGAGGATATGACCGTCTGGGCAATCCCCAACAACCCCAAAGCGAAACCCTACCGCTGGGTGAACGTTGCCAAGGACGGCAGCATCTGATATCATACACAGTAAGCACACACCTCAACCACTCCTGATGATCTACTCCGCTGCCTCTTCTCTCGCTGATCGCTCCCGCGTCTGGGTCATGCGTTCACAGCACGACGGCATCGACAGCATTTGCGACACTCTCTTCGGACCTAGCATCGGGTCATCTGCTGTAGAGGTTGCTGCCCGCGAGGGTCGCCGTGGTGCTCCTGCTGATGGTCGCCACTTCTGCCCCGTCTCCGAGTTCCAATACGGCAGCACCCTGAAGCATCCCGCCGTCTGCCGCGAGCGTCTCGCTAAGCAGTACGCCTAAGGCACAGGCAGTGCCCCGCCCCTTCGGGGGCGGCGGGCGTAGCCCGTTAAAAGGGGACCCATTGAGCTAATCTATAAAGTCTTGCATTCGCGTCCGAACCAACCATGACCAGTTTCGTCGAAAAACTTAGGATCCCTATTTCAGAAATTTTTTTGGGGTCAAAATTCCTCGTATACCTTTTTGAATCGCCCCATAAGAGTAAAGAGAAGATTGTCCGAGCCTGCATTGCAGATTACTTGGAGGGTAGACTAGACTGCCGTTTGCCCGCCCATGTCTATTGGAATACCTCCGACACTGGCGAGTTCCTCGCAGTTGCGGTATCTTCCAGACGTATTGGGATAGACATCGAGACAAAGCGAGAACGGAAGTTTGAAAAAATTTCTCGTAGGTATTTTGAGTTTGACAAGTTTACAGATGACATGGATACCTTCTACCACACTTGGACAGCGAAGGAGGCATGGTGCAAATGGAAACATGAAGGAATCGCAAACAATTTGCATAAACCAGTAGATCGCGATATAATATACCTTACAGACCTTCCACCGTCACTCGTAGGGGCAGTTTGCATATGATCAATCTGGACGAACGCTATCACTCATATCTTCACAGTGATAAGACATTTTGTATTGACGGTATTTGTGAGAAGGTGAGAAGTTACGGCTTCCAGTGTGATGGCAAGTCTATTAGTGGATACTATGTTGTCACCGAGAACTGGGTGATGAATTATAATTTAGAGGAGCAATTCGTTGGAAGAGAACCAATTATTAAGGCAGCAGGTTCAGTTGCTTAGTGCCAGATTAGAGGCGCTTGAAAAACGTGTAAATGAGAGTAGACTGCTTATGCGGCGTCCAGGCTCTGAGGACTATGAAAGATTGGTGGATGTGGTTGTAGACCACGAAGAACGGTTAAATACCTTAGAGTAAAAAAACCGCGATTCCCGCGTAGGTCTCTGAGATGGCTGTAACATTAACATGGACTAGTTCTAAGTTTGGCACAGGTCAAACTGGTGGAGGGATGCCTGGTCCGTTATATACTCCAAACCCAAGTCCAGCTTCCATAATTACTACTGGAGGTACGACGACGAATGCCCAATGGGAAACTATCGTAGTTGCTCAGACGGATCAGCGTAATGATCTGTTCCCTCAAACAAACTTTACTGGGTTTCGAGTACAGGCAAACCTTACTGGTACGTGTGATGGCACTGTAGGTGGTTCTCCTGTATCTACAGCACCTGTTGTTATAGGTTATAGGATAACTAGTGACATCAGTGCGATTCTAGGTACTGCAGAGGATTGTTGGGACAGTCCTAACCAATGGGCGATTGATGCTACAGCAACTGATGCAGGTATCACTGAACCTTCGTACCTGAAGCATCATCACGTATTCAATCAATATGACTATCGATATCTGACGGGAGATCCTAGTGATGCTATCAGCACCACAGAGGTCACTCAGAAGGGCGGTAACAGCGATACAGGGTCAAACTGTGACAAACTACCTGACACGCCGTTTACGCCCACTACAGACGCAGATACGAAGCCTGAGATGCCTTACAACGCTATCTACAGGTTCTACCCAGATGATAGGGTATATGTCACTATAACGTATACTGTAGAGGTTGACTGGGCATGTACAGCACCGTTGCCTACTACAGTCAATACAGATACACTGATTATTAAGCAGCATTTTGGCAATGGACACTTCCCACCGTTTAGTCCTGGTGAGTATGGTTCGTTGGCAAGGTTCTATATAGATCAGAGTTACTTCTACGATAAACCAAGTGATAATCGGTATGGATGGAATCCTGGCAAATGGATTTATGGCGCTTAATGGCGAATTTGTCATTAAGGATGGAGAGTATATCACAACCTATGATAGGGTTGCTGATATTCCCGATGAGTTTGATCATCTAATTAAATTTAATCCATCTCCACCACCGTCTCCACATTCAATCAATGATCATGTAGAGATGGGTAAGTATGGGGAGTATTTACAACAACTTATGAAGAGGGAGAGAAAGTAATGCCTGCTGTAACTAGAATCGGTGATAATGACACTAGTCATTGTTCTACACCCACTAGGGCACAAGGTAGTACAAATGTGTTTGTAAATGGTATCCCTGTTTCTAGGCAGGGAGACAACAACACACCTCACCTGCTCCCTGGTAGTCCCTGCCCATCACATTCGGCAGCGATTGCTACGGGATCTACAACAGTGTTTGTCAATGGCAAAGGTTGTGGTAGAATAGGTGATGCGATCAGCGGTTGCACCTCTGTCGCACAAGGTTCATCAGATGTATTTGCAGGTTAATTATGGCAAAGACCAAAGCAGGCGGTTTCGGTACTGGACAGTACGTGGAAGCAACTCCTAAGAAAACTAGACAGGGATCGGGGCAGCACACCAAGTTGTCTGCTACTAGTCGTAATGGTAAAAAGAAACGCTATCGGGGGCAAGGACGCTAATGGACAAGAGAGTGGACAAAGGAGAAGACTTTAGAAAGTCTGGGATGACACTCATTACCGAAATCGATAGTGAGCGTTATTTGCGGAAAGCAAAGAAGCTCAAGGATGTGAAAGAGGGCGAAATCTTCGACAATCAAGAAGAGTGGGCGGACGGATTCTGCGGTAAGTAAACGGAGGTTACAAAAACCTGATAAATATATCAGGTTAACCTCTTAGAGATGGCTCTCATATCAAAGTCTTTCCAGGACTTTAGTTTAACATTTGAAAAGAATGCCGTGACGGACGATGTTTTGACATTGAGAAATGAGGCAGCTATTAAAGCTTCCGTAAAAAACATCGTCCTTTACAACTTTTATGAGAAACCATTTAACCCTGGATTTGGTGGAAACATCATTGCGTTGTTATTTGAGAACAACACTCCAGACCTAGTTGCTGATATTGAAGAGACTATTGAAGAAGTGATCAACGTTTACGAACCAAGAGTGGAAGTAAACGAAGTTGAAGCGCTTTTTGACGAAGATATTAATGATTTGCAGGTCAGGATAACCTATACAATACTTGGAATCCCACCAAAGATTGATAATTTAGAACTTGCATTCAGACCGTAATGGCATTTAATCAGGTAAACGCCTTAGAATTTAACCAAATCAAGGCACAAATCAAAAATTACCTAAAATCTCAGTCACAATTCTCGGATTATGACTTTGAAGGATCGTCTATGACGGTTCTTTTGGATGTCCTTGCGTACAATACTTACTATACAGCGGTCAATGCGAACCTTACGGTCAATGAAGGTTTCCTTGAGACCGCTGTTTTGCGTGAAAACGTAGTAAAACTTGCAAGAATGCTGGGGTACACACCTCGTTCTGCGCGTTCTTCTACTGTTCCTGTCAATATTGCTATCCAAACTGCGTTTCCATATCCAAAAACTGTTACAATCTTGAAAGGTTTGGTCCTAAACTTCACTGGACTGGACAATAATAACTTTGTTTTCTCAACTCCCGTAGATTTATCGACTAGTGTAGACAGTCTGACGGGTATTGCGACGTTTAATAATACAACTTTGCATGAAGGTGTGTTCCTTACGGACACTTTTGTGCGCGATATTACACAAAGACAGCGTTTTATCCTGCAAAATGATAATGCAGATACAACAACTCTGCGTGTTGAGGTAACAAGCGGCACAATTACAGAGCGTTATCTCGAAGCTTCCGACATTACTAAGATTGATGGCAACTCAAAAGTCTTTTTCTTAGAAGAATCTGAGTATGGTCGTCCTGAAATTATGTTCGGTGACGGAATTGTTGGTAAAAATCTCTTAGATGGTGATGTAGTTTCTTGTCAATACACTACATCTAGCGGTTCTGGCGCAAATGGACTGAATGCATTTGAGAATATTGCAACAATTCGCGACAATGCGAACAATGCTATCACTTCTGGCATTACAATTACTCTAGTTTCGCGTCCTGATGGCGGCGCAGATGCAGAATCTACGGAAGCAATCAAGTTTGCAGCTCCAAAATTCTATTCTGCGTTCGGTAGAGCGGTTTCTACGCAAGATTATGAGGCAATTATTCCTCAAATCTACCCAAATGTAGCATCTATTGCATGTTATGGCGGAGAAGAAGCATCTCCTCCTGAGTTTGGTAAGGTATTTTTGGCAATCAAACCAAAAAATGCGGATAGATTGTCAATTTCTGAGAAAAATGTTGTTCTCAAGAAGCTCAGAGAGTATTCTGTAGCGGCAGTTCAACCAAAAATCATTGATCCGTCCGTTTTATACATTGATTTGACAAGTTTTGTCTATTTCAACCCCAATGTAACTCGTAGATCTCAGGAAGAAGTCAAAAATGTTGTACTTGCTTCACTGACAACACTTAATTCTAGTGGAGAGTTCAATAAGTTTGG